TATTGTAAATGGTACAGGAAAAAAAGTAGCAAGAGCTTTAACAGCAGATGAAAATAAAATATTAAAAAACATGGGAGCAAAAATTACCGGCCTTGATGGCAAAGTCTATGGAGGAGGTTCTTTAGATGCTAATAAACAATTTGCCCTAATAGAAAAACAAGCCGCTGAAATGATTAAAGGTGAAAATTTTACTCCTAAAAAAATTGCGGGTTATTTAGAAAAACTAGGTTGTGGTAAAGCTGCTGGTGGTAGAATTTTTATGAATAATGGGGGTTCAACATTAACTAAATGTGCAATGAAAGGTCAAAGAAAATTAGACCGATTAATTTTAAAAGGTGGAGGCAGTAAAGCAGAAAATTCATTAGCAGAATCAATATTAAAAGCAGGTAAAGGATTAAAAAGTATAGCTTCGTTAAAAGGATTACTAGGCCCAGGAGCATTAGCTTTGGAAGCTGCAATAGAAGCAGGTCTTACTGGTTATGACATGCTATCAAAAGGTAAAACATTTAGAGAAGCAGTTGGTGATAGTTTATTTAATTATGCACTAGGAGATAAAACTAAAATAGATCCAAGAAAAGAACGAGACAAAAGATTTAGAACAGAAGGAATGAGTGAAGAAGATATGGGTAAGATCGCTGCATTTGAAAGTGCAAACAAGGAAATAGATCAAATATCTAATCTTTATGATAAACTAGATACAGCTGAACAAGGACAATTGGATGAAATGTCAGAAGATTCTGATTTTTCATATCTTCCAAACAGGACTAAAGAATTTAAAAAACAAGAAGATGAAGCTAGAGCAGATATACAAGATGTAGGTAGAACAGGATCTATAGATAGATTAACAAATGTTGATTATCAAGGAGGAGCAACTGCATTAGCAGAAGCAAACAGAAGAGCTGAACTTGCTCAATTAAAATCTGTAGATAGTATTTTACAAAGTAGAAAAGGTGATAAAAACAGAGCTGCAAGAAAAAAAGAATTGATGTTACAAAATCCAGACATATTAAATTATATGGGTCCGTTCCCAACAAATTATGGTTTTGCAGGCGGTGGTATAGCAGGATTATCTGGTGGTGATAAATCAGGAGCAGCACCAACAAGAGGACCTCAGTCACAAGGGTTGCTTTCAATATATAAAAATGGTAAGAAACGATAACGGAGAATAAATGGCAGATATAGATAAAGGACTCCCGAACACTCGTACTGAATTAGAAATTCCTGGGCAGGAAGAAGAAGTCGATGTTGCGGAACAAACAGAAGAACAACCCGTAGAAGTAACACCAGAAGAAGATGGTGGTGCAACTATTAATTTTGATCCAGGTGCCGTGAACCAGTTAGGTTCTGAATCACATTTCGATAACCTTGCAGATATATTATCAGAAAATATTTTAGATCCAATAGGATCAGAGCTTAAAAGTAATTATCAAGATTATAAGTCATCAAGAAAAGATTGGGAAAGTTCTTATATTAATGGTTTAGATCTTTTAGGATTTAAATACAATAATAGAAACGAACCTTTTCAAGGAGCAAGTGGTGCAACTCATCCAGTGCTAGCTGAAGCTGTAACACAGTTTCAAGCATTAGCTTACAAAGAATTATTACCATCAGATGGACCCGTTAGAACACAAATGTTAGGTGTCTCGAGTCCAGTTAAAGAGCAACAAGCTCAAAGAGTAAAAGATTTTATGAACTATCAGTTGATGGATCAAATGAAAGAGTATGAGCCAGAATTTGATCAAATGTTATTTCATTTACCTTTAGCAGGTTCAACATTTAAAAAAGTTTACTATGACGATTTATTAGGGAGAGCTGTATCTAAGTTTATCCCTGCGGATGACCTTGTTGTTCCGTATACGGCTACCTCATTAGACGATGCGGAATCTGTTATTCATGTAATTAAAATTTCTGAAAATGATTTACGAAAACAACAAGTAAATGGTTTTTACACAGACATAGAATTATCAGAACCATCTGATGTTACAGATGCAGATAAAGTAACAGACAAAGAACGTGAGATTGAAGGTGTTTCTAAAACAGCAAGAGGAGAAAAACTTTACACGTTATTAGAGTGTCATGTTAATTTAGATTTAGAAGGTTTCGAAGACGTTGGAGAAGATGGAGAACCAACAGAAATAAAATTACCTTATGTCGTTACAATCGAAGAAGGTAGTCAAAAGGTTTTGTCTGTAAGACGAAACTTTGCGCCCAATGATCCATTAAAAACTAAGATCCAATATTTCGTCCACTTTAAATTTCTGCCAGGACTAGGGTTTTATGGTTTTGGATTAATTCATATGATTGGCGGATTAAGTCGTACGGCAACGGCGGCTCTCCGTCAGTTGTTGGACGCAGGAACATTATCAAACTTACCAGCAGGATTTAAACAAAGAGGTGTTAGGGTCAAAGACGATGCTACACCAATACAACCAGGTGAATTCAAAGATGTTGATACACCAGGTGGTAATCTAAAAGATGCTTTCGTATTCCTTCCATACAAAGAACCTTCAGCTACACTACTACAGTTGATGGGAATAGTTGTTCAAGCAGGACAAAGATTCGCGTCAATTGCTGACATGCAAGTCGGTGACGGGAACCAACAGGCGGCTGTTGGTACGACTGTAGCTCTTTTAGAACGTGGTTCTAGAGTGATGTCAGCAATCCACAAAAGATTATACGTGGGATTAAAATCAGAGTTTAAGTTGTTGTCAAAAGTATTTGCTACATACTTACCTCCTGAATATCCCTACGATGTTGTGGGTGGACAGAAGAATGTTAAAGTTACAGATTTTGACGACAAAGTTGATGTATTACCTGTTGCAGATCCAAACATATTTTCAATGAGTCAAAGAATATCTTTAGCTCAAACTGGATTACAACTTGCAATGGCAAGTCCACAGATTCATAATTTATATATGGCATACAGAAAAATGTATGAGGCTTTAGGTATAAAAGACATAGATAGAATTTTACCGCCCCCACCTCCAACTCAACCTAAAGATCCAAGTCTTGAACATATAGATGCATTAGGCGGGAAAAAATTTCAAGCATTTCCAGGACAAGATCATAGAGCACACGTTACGGCTCATTTAAATTTTATGTCACTTAATTTAGTTAGAAACAATCCAACAGTTATGGCATCAATACAAAAAAATATTTTAGAACATATTTCATTGATGGCAACTGAACAGGTGCAATTAGAATACAGAGAACAAATGCAAGAAATGCAAGAACTTGCACAACAAGCTGCAGTTAATCCACAAGCAAAACAACAAATGGATGAAATGACTCAAGGTATCGAAGCAAGAAAAGCTGTATTGATTGCAGAGATGACAGGCGACTTCATGAAGGAAGAAAAAGAAATTACATCACAGTTTGATTCAGATCCTTTATTAAAATTAAAATCTAGAGAGGTTGATTTACAAGCAATGGAGAACCAACGTAAACAAGAAGAATCGACTGCTAAACAAGAGTTAGATAGAGCAAAATTACTCCAAGCAAGAGAATCAGGACAGCAAAAAATGGAACAGAACGAAGAATTAGCAGAATTAAGAGCTGATACATCGCTTGAAAAACAAGAAATAGCAAATGATGCAAGATTTGAGCTTGCAAACATGAAACCAAACAGATAAAAGGACATTATTATGATGAATTATAAAAAATCTAAAAAAGTTAAAATGGAAGATGGCAAAAAAATTGTTGATCCAAGATCTTTAACTAGTTTTAGAGGAAAAAACTTTATAAGCACAGGAAACAAGCAAGAAGTTGCAGGTTCTGGCGCTGCTAGAAAACAAAAACCCGTAACTTGGATTTAATTCATGTGGTTAGGTGCAATTAAACTAGCGTTAAACGCTGGAACGCATATTTACAAAAAGAAACAGGAAACTAAAATGCTTATGGCTGATGCACAAGCTCAACATGCATCTAAAATGGCCACAGGTGAATTAGCATTTAGCGGCAAACTTTTAGAAGCTAGACAAAACGATTACAAGGACGAGGTAGTTCTTGCAATTTTGACACTTCCCATAATTGTCCTTGCATATGGGGTTTGGTCAGATGATCCACAGGCTATGGACAAGATAAAAGTATTTTTTGAGCATTTCCAAGCGTTACCTAAATGGTTTACTAATTTATGGGTGCTTGTATGCGCTAGTATATTTGGTATAAAGGGTACACAAATATTTAGAAACAACGGAGGAAAAAAATAATGCCAGGAAAAGAAATTAAAGGAAGAAGTAAAAGAGCAATGTACAGCAACGGTAAGTTGGTTGGTAAACAAGCTAAACTAGATGTAGCTGAACCAAAAGGAGTTTTAAATTCAGCTGATTTTAAAGCACTAGGTAATGCTGGATCAAAAGCAAAAACTATGGATAGAAAAAAAGCTATGGCCGGTGGCATGATGAGAGAAAAAGTCATGGGCGGTGGTAGTATGATGAGAGTAAACAAAGCTGGCGGTGGTGGACTTTACGCAAATATTCATGCTAAGAAAAAAAGAATTGCAGGTGGTTCAGGTGAGACTATGAGAAAAGTTGGAACTAAAGGAGCACCGACAGCAGCTAATTTTAAAAGAGCAGCAAAAACAGCTAAGAAAGCGTAATGTTAAAGTCTAGGGGCGTAAGTAGAATACTTCTTAAAAACGGTAGTTCTCCTGCGTGGACTAGAAGCGAAGGTAAATCAA